CGGACCCGGCGCCGGTACACCGACGGATACCCCGGCGACACCTCCACCACCTCGGCGCCCACCTCCGCGGCGTACGCCGTGGCCGCCGTCCGTTCGGCGCGGCGGGGAACCACCACGATCCCGGTCCGGCCGGCCTTCGCCGCGGCGTGCGCGACGTAGATCTGCATGGCGCCGTCGGCGGAGCAACCGACCATCAACGCGGCGTCGGCCGGGGCCGCCGCGATCATCGCCGCGTATTGCCGGACCTTCGCGCCCGACGGTTCGTCGGGGCCGGCGTACGCCGCCATGTCGTCCCGCTTCGCCCACCACCCGGCCGGGTAGTCGTCGACCGGCGTTAGCGTCATCCCCGCACCGTACCTCGCCACCCCGGTCCGACTGGGCGTACGGTGCGCCGTAGCAGCGCGAGTGTCCGCGTCCGCAACGGTCGAGTGTCCGACCCCGGAACTACCCTCCCGAGGTTCCCGGTATGTCGACACGTCCCGCCCGCGTAGCCGGAATCGAGAACCGGGCGCGGTACGTCCGGGCCGGCGCCAACGACATCCTCGTCAACAACCCCGACGGGTTCCCGTCCGCGTATCCACCGATCGTGTGGATGGGCGGCCCCGGCGCCGGCGGCTACGGCCCCTCCGACTGGTGGTACGGCATCGACTCCGGTGGCGGTGCCGCCCCGATCGGACCCAACGGGCCGTTCCCGGCCGGCGCCGGGCAGGCCGTGGTGGTCCGCGCGACGTCGTTGATCGTCGGGCCGTTGTGCGCGGCCCCGTACAAGGTGGTTGCGGAGGGTACGGCGGGGGACCCGTTGCCGACGCCGCCGTGGTTGCGCGACCCGATGCTCCTCCGCCCGGACGCCCGGATCATCGACGCCGTCTATCCGGCGGTCACCCGGTTGTCCCGGTCCGCGTTCTGGGGCGGGTTCGTCCGCTCCGCCCTCCACTACGGCCTCGGCGCCTTCCTCTCCATCCCCGACGACACCGGGCAACCGTTGGCCGGTTCGTGTCGGTTGGTCGACCCCCGGTTCCTCACCACCGTCCGCGACGACGACGGCGTCCTCCGGTGGTCATTGGACGCCGGGCAGGGTGACCCGGCGACGTTCGACCGCGACGGATACCTCACGTTGGGACCCGTCCGCTACCGCCTCACCGTCCTCCGGAACCCGTTGTCGGATGTGGACACCGAGGGCATGTCGTACGGGGTGTTCGCCATGTCCCCCGGCGCCTTCCGCCTCGGCGCCCAGATCGCCTCATACATGTCCGGGACGTTCCGGTCGGGGGTGCCGGCCGGGTACATCCAGGTCCAGCAGCCGGGGTTGACGCAGACCCAATCCGACGAACTCAAAGCGAACTGGATGGCCGCCCACGGCGGCGACCGCCGCTCCATCGCCGTCCTCAACGCCACCACGTCGTTCGTCCCCCTCTCGTTCTCCCCCGTCGACGCCGCCGCCGGCGAATCGTGGCGGTTGTCGATCGCCGACGTCGCGTTCGCGTTCGGGATGGACCCCGTCACCCTCAACGTCTCGTTGGCGAACAGCGCGACGTACAACAACGTTCGGGACGCCTGGGTCAACCACCGCGACTACGCCCTATCCCCGTGGATCACCGCGCTACAGGACGTCCTGTCGGCCCTCATGCCCGGCCTCGCCGGTGTCGTCGTGTCGTTGGACGCGTTCGCCCAACCATCCCTCGCCGAACGGGTCGCCACCGGCAAGGTTGCGGTGGACGCCGGCCTGATCACCGAGGACGAATGGCGGGCGTCGGAGGGGTTGCCGCCGTTGCCGAAGAAACCGGCGCCGGTGATCCCACCCGAACTAGCCGCCAACGCCGCGAACCCGCCCGCGTTACCGCCACCCGAACCGGCCCCGGTCCCGGCCCGGTCCCGTCCCCCGGCGGTGCGACGGTGACCACCCAACGCGTACCCACCCAACTCGCCGACGACTACCGGGCGCACCACCTCGCCCTCCTCATCAAGGCCGCGCCGGCGGGCCGGTCGTGGTGTTCCACCCGGCCCATCACGATCGCCCGATACCTCCTCGCGCATGGCGTCGACCTCACGTTCCCGTTCGCGTCGCCGCCGGTCGAACCCGGGTCACCGGGCGAAACACCCGAACACGACTCCGAGGAGGACGCGTGACGAACAAGAAGCAGCGGCGGCGGGCCGCGAAGGCGGCGGCGGCGGCACCCGCGCGACGGGCACCCCGACCGGCGGCGAAGAAGGCGACGGCCACGAAGGCGCCGGCGAAGAAGGCGGCGACGAAGGGGACGAGACGGAAGGCGGCCGACGATGGTTGACGACACGATGTTCGACGGGGTCCAGGTCCGGGCGGCGAAGGTCGAGTCGATCGACGACGACACCGGGGTGGTCGAGGTCCGGATGGTGCCATACGAGGTCGAGGCCGAACTCGACACCGGCCTCTATGAGGTGTTCACGCGGGGCGCGTTCGCCGGCGCCGTCGGCAACCCGTCGCGGGTGAAGGTGACGGACCAGCAGCACAACCGGTCGGTGGTCATCGGTAACGCCATCGAACTCCGCGACTCCGACGACGGCCACTACGGCAAACTTCGGATCGCCGACACCGTCGCCGGCCGCGACGTCCTGACATTGCTTCGTGCCGGTGTCCTCGACGAGATGTCGGTGGAGTTCGCGCCGATGCGCAAGCACATGCGGGTGGCGCAACGGGACGGCGGGACGCTGATCCGTCACGACCGCGCCGTCCTCCTCGCCGTCTCCCCCGTCGCCGCCGGCGCCTACGGGCGCGACGCCCGGGTGTTGTCGGTTCGGGCCGCCGAGGTCGACCGGACCCGGGAACGGGAACTCGCCTACCTCGCCTCATTGACGGCCGGCACCGGGCGCGTATCTTGATGCGCGACAGATGGTGCAGGGCACCCGCCCGACCCGCGCTATGAGCACGGCACCCAGCCGCACGGCCACCACGGCGCCCGGCATGGCCCGTTCGCCGGCCCGGCTAGTCGCACGACGAACCTCCGCCGCTCCGTAACCCGAGCGCGCCGTAGGAGGCCCGCCATGTCCACCGCCGTTATCGACAAGTTGTGCGCCGAGCGCGACGAGGCCCGTTCGGCCGCCGTCGCCATCGCCGAATCCGACGACTTCACCCCCGACGACAAGACGTACGTAGAACTCCGGTCCCGCGCCACCGACCTCGACGCCCGCATCGCGTCCCTCGCCGACCTCCTAGAGGCGCAGCGGGAATCGGACAACCTCGACGGCCGGTTGGCGAAGGCCGCGCAGGCCCGGCAGCAGCGCGCCGACGAACCGTCCCGCGGAATCCAGACCCGCGAATCGTGGGGCGAGGCGTTCATCCGGTCCGACGAGTTCAAGGGATACCGGGGCCGCGGCACGTCCGGGATGTTCGCCATCGACGACGTCGAGACCCGCGCCCTCCCGACCGGCATGGCCGAACTCATCGCCGCCGGCCTCACCCCGACGAAGTATTCCGTCGACCTCACGCCGCCCCAGGCGCCGACCCCGCTCCTCGACAACATCACCACCATCGGGGTGTCCGGTAACGCCGTCGAATACGTGTCGTGGGCGAAGGTCGCCGGCGGTGCCGCGAAGGTGGCGGAGAAGGCGGCGAAGCCGTCGGCCGAATGGGCGCCGACCGTCACGTCCGACACCCTCGACAACTGGGCCGTCTACACCCAGTTGACCCGGCAACTCATGGAGGACTTCTCGGCCGTCCGGTCCTACATCGACGGCGAACTACGCCGCGACATCGTCCGGGCCGAGGAGGCCGACGCCGTCTCCGTCCTCGCCGCCGCGTCCGCGACCATCCCCGACGTCAACGTCTCCGGTGACCTCCTCGCCTCGATCCGTACCGGAATCGGGACGGTGCAGGAGGCGGGGTACACCCCGACCGCCGTCCTCCTCAACCCCGCCGACTGGGCCGTCATGGACGTCGCCATCATGGGCGACACCCTCAACGGGCCACGGATCAACCAGACGTTCTGGGGGTTGACCCCGATCCCGTCGTCCGCGCAGGCGGAGGGGACCGCGATCGTCGGCGACTTCCGGGCCGCCGTACACCACTACGTCCGTTCCCAGATCAACCTCTACGTCACCGACTCGCACGGCGACACGTTCCTCTCCAACGTGTTCACGTTGCTCGCCGAGCGTCGCGGCCTCACCGCCGTCGTTCGTCCCCAGGCGCTTGTCGAGGCCAAGACCGCGTGACCATGAACGGCGCCCCGGACCTAGCCGCGCTCAAGGCGTGGCTAGGGCTGGACGCCGACGACACCGAGGACGACGTGGTCCTCACCGAATCGTTGGCCGCCGCGATGGAGGCCCAATGTCGGGTGGTGTCCTACCCCCGGGACGCGTTCGACGAACCCGTGATGACCCCCGACCTCCGGGACGCCATCTTCCTCCGCGCCCAACGGTTAGCGGCCCGGCGGAACAGCCCGGAGGGTGTGGTCGGGTTGACCGGCACCGGCGGCGACTTCGTCGGCGCCCGCCTCCCGTCATTCGACAACGACGTCTGGCACCTAGAGGGGCCGCACCGAACGATCCCGGTGTCGTGATGGCCGTCACCGATTCCGAGACCGTCGACGTCGCCGGTGTCCTGGCTGGTCTCCTGGCCGGCGTCGGCGGTCTCCGGGTCGAACCGTACGTGTCGGACAAGTCGCGGCCACCGGTCGCCGTCGTCGCGTTACCCACCATCACGTTCGACGACCCCGACGCCGGGTTCTGCTGGGCGTCGTGGGAGTTCCCGGTGACGGTCATCACCGGCCGGTCGAACGACCGGGACGCGCAGGCCGAACTATCCCGGCTGGTTCGGGACGTCGCCAACGCCCTCAACCACACCCCCGTGACCGGCGTTCACGACATCCAACTCCTCAACGCCGCCCCGACCGTCGCCACCATCGCCGGCCAGGAACTACCCGGCTACACCATCCGCGTCCGCGTCCTCGCGTAACAACCCAGGAAGGAATCACCCGATGGCAACCCTACTCAAGAAGTTGACCCTCCAACTCGGGGCGAACCAGTACGAATGCCAACTCACCACCGCGGAGGTCACCGACGAACCCACCACCGAGGAGTTCCAGTCGTTCTGCGGTACCGAGACGTTCGCGTCCCCGGCGTACAAGTTGCATCTAGCCGGCGCCCAGGACTGGACCGACGTGGACGGCATCTGCGACATCATCCACACCGCCTACACGACCGAACCCACCGCCGAGATCGACTTCGAGGTCGCGCTCGGTGAGCCGGCGTCGCAATGGCGGTCGGGTCAATGCAAGCCGACGGCCGACATCCCGTTCGGCGGGGCCGCCGGATCACCCCTCACGTTCGACGTCACCCTCGACGTCGTCGGCACCCCGGACGAGGTGGCGCTCGCACCGTGACCCTCCGTCAGAAGGTCCGGCTAGAACTCGACGACGGCACCGCGGTTGAGGCGACGTATGACGCCCGCGACCTCCGCGCCTGGGAATCGAAGTTCAACCGGTCCTCACTAGTCGGCCCGATGTCGTTGTCCATGCTGACCTTCCTGGGTTGGTCGGCGGCGAAGCGGGACGGGTCGATCAACGGCGCGTTCGACCGGTACGAGGCGTTCGACGCCAAGTGTGTCGACGTCCGGGGTTTGAGTCCGGACGACGACAACGGGGGCGCTGCGGCCCCGGACCCTCCCGAACCGGCCTCGGGTACCCCGACCGATCCCTCGGCCGGCTGATGGTCGCCCTCGCCATCCGTAGCGGCATCCCCGTGTCGGTGTGGGAACGCGAGGACCCGGCGGTTGTTGAGACGGCGTTGGACATCCTCACGCGAAAGGAGTGACCCGATGGGCGGCGTACAGGGCCGGGTGGAACTCATCGGGTTAGACGCCGTCCGGGTGAGGTTCGGGCGGGCACCGGTGACCGCCCAACGCGAGGCGGTGCGGGTGATCCACCACGAGGCCGCGCCGATGGTCCGCGCCATGCATACCGCTGCGTTTACGCCGATCCAACGGCACGCCGCCCGGTCCGTCGCCATTCGTCCCGACCGGTACGGCGTCGAACTAGCCGGGGCCGCCGCCGGCACCGCCCTCGACCGCGTCCTCTACTACGGCGGCGAATACGGCGGCCGGGTGTCGCGGAAGGTCCGGTATGCGACCACGTCGCGGACCGGCCGGCGGTACGTGGTGCGCCGGCGTACAACGATGCAGTTCCTCCCCCACCTCGGCCGCGAAGGGTACTTCGTCTGGCCGACCGTCCGCGAATGGTTGCCGAAGATCAATCGGGCCATCGGGGCCAACGTCGCGCGGGTGTTGTCGTAATGGCTACCCGTAACGACATTGAGATGAGGATTACCGCGGACTCCCGCGGTGTCGCCGCCGGCCTCAAACCCATGATGACGTCGCTCGACCAGGCCGCGGCGGCGGCGGAGAACACCGAGGCCGCCCTCGACGCCATCGGCACCACGCCGATCAAGGTCCGGGTCAACGACGAGGCCATCGCGGCGGCCCGCGCCGAGATAACCCGACTCCGCAACCAGATGCGGGAGGACCTACGGACCGACGTCACCGCGAACACGAAGGACGCGGAACGGCGCATCAAGGACCTGCAACGAACCATCAAGGTGTTGGACGCGGAGGACCCGGTCGTCGACGTCACCGTCCGCACCACCCGCCTCGACACCCTCCGCACCACCGTGACCGACATCCAGAACGCGGTAGCCGGTGGCGGCGGGATCGGCGGCGGTGGCCTCATCGGCGGGCTGTCCGCGGCATCCCGCGGCCTCGGTGCCGTCGGTGGCGAGGCCGCCGCCGCCGCCGCACCGGTCGCCGCCGTCGGGGCCGCAATGGTCGTCGCCGGCGGGGCCGCCTGGAAACTCGGCCAGAACGCGGCCGACGCCGAAACCTCCATCGCCCAACTCGACGCGTTGACGTCCGGGATGGGTGCGGAGACGTTCGCCAACCTCCAAACGTTCGCCGCCACCACGCCGTTCGAGATGGACGAGGTCACCGCGGCCACGAAGCGACTACTAGCGGCCGGCGTGCAGTTGAAGGACATCCCCGACAACATCTCCGACCTCGGCGAGGTCGCGTCGGCCACCGGCGTCCCGTTGGAACAGGTCGCCACGGTGTTCGGGCAGATGGTGTCGAAGGGCAAGGCGTCGTACGAGGAACTCCAACAACTAGCCGAGGCCGGCATCCCGGTGTGGCGCATCCTCGCCGACCGGCTCCACCTATCCGTCGCGCAGGTCCAGCAACTAGCGACCGAAGGCAAACTAGGCGCCGACGCCATCGACCTCCTCCGCGAATCCCTCGCCCAAACCTACTCCGGTGCGATGGCCCGGCAGGCGCAAACGTTCAACGGCCAGATGTCGACGCTCCACGACAACATCAACCAAACCGGGCAGGCCGTCGGGACCACATTCCTCCCCGCCATGAAGGACCTAGTGGCGATCCTTAACGAGTCGATCACCCCGCTACTTCACCTCGCCCAAGCCTGGGCGCAGGCGAATACGGCGATGGAGAACCGGACGGGGTTCACGTTCACCGACATTGCACCGTTGGGACTCGCCCTCGACGTCCTCAACGGCGGGTTGAAGGACACCGCGGACACCGCCGACGACACCGCCGACTCGATCCAGACGTCGTTCAGCGCCGACCTCGTCGGCGGCGTCATCGCCGGGTTGACCACCGCCGACGACAAGATCAAGCAGGCGGAGGCCGACGCCAAACAACTCGCCCAGGAGTTCCAGGACGCGGTCGACGCGTTCGAGGGAATCGGGACCACCGTCCGCGCCCGCGTCGACTTCATCATCTCCAAGGACGACATCGAGGACGAGATTCGGAAGATCACCGAGGGGACGAAGGACCAGAAACCGGTGACGTTGCCGGCCGAATTGAAGATCGGCCAGATAGCCGGGTTGACCGACGTGCAACAGGACCTCGTCGGTTCGTTGTCCGACTTCGTCCAAACCGGGTTAGAGGAGGGCGCCCGGCGCGCCACCATCGACCCGACGTTCAACGCCGACGACTTCTACCGCGACCTCCGCAAACAACTACGGCCCCTGGTGATCGAGGCCGGGATCGACCCGAAGAACGTGAACGAGTTCCTAGACACCGTCCTCGGTGTCCCGGCGCCGTGGAAGGTGGACCCGCAGATTGAGGGGTTCACGAAGGCGCAGGCGAACGCCGCCGCCGCCGGCCTGTTCCCCGACGCGTCCGTCCCCGTCGACATCGTCCCCCGGGTGACCGGGAAGGGGCGGGACGCGATCGAGGCGGCGTTGGGTATCGACCTCGGCGCCGGCGCCGAAGGACCGACGGCCACCATCACGACCGACGTGGCCGGCGCGGACGTGTCGCGGGCGGAGATTGACGAGGTCGCCAACCCGGGCGGCACCGGCCGCGAGGCGTTGATCGGTGTCCGGCTAGCGCAGGGCGACATGGACGCCGTACGCGGCCAACTCTCCACCCTCGGTATCGGATCGGCCGGCGCGGCCGGCGGGGTCCGATCCCCCGACGCCATCGACCGCGGCCCCACCACCGAACGGCGCGAGCCGGCACGGGCGCCCCGAATCGTCGTGCAGATCGACGGGGAGGATGTCGCCACCCACCTCGAACGGCGCGGCCGGCAACTAGCCGCCACGGGCGGGAGGCGTAACCCGTAATGGTCCTCGGGATCGACGTCATTAAGGACGACGTGGAGACGTTGTCGGTCAAGGTCGCGCTCACCGGCCTCACCGCCGGCGAACGGTACGACGTGTTCCGGTTGCAGATCCGGTACCTCGGGAAGGACGACGTCGGCGCCCGGATGTACGAACGGGAACTACCCGACCGGCGCGGCCTGTGGTCGGTGGTGTCGCACCGGATGGGATGGGCGGCGTCGGCGGCGTCCCACACGTTCCGCGACTATGAGTGTCCGAAGCGGCCGACCCAATACTTCGTGTGCCTATCGTCGGCCGGCGGCCCGCACGAATGGGACTTCGCCGACGGCACCTATCCGGTGTCGCGCGGGGTCCTCGACGATGACGTCGTCCACTTCAACCAGGACATTGCCGACCTCGACCTCAACGCCGTCCCCGACGTCGGGCACATCCTCCTCCGTTCCACCGCCGAACTCGCGCACTACGTCGAGGCGTGTGTGGTGGACATGGACGGGCCGAAGTACACGGCGCGCGGAACCGAACATGCCGTGATGGGTTCCCAATACCCGGTGTACGTCGCGGACACCCGGGAGGCACGGCGCGGAACGGTGACGGTCCAGACCCGGCAACTCGGCCAATACAACGACCTCCGCCGGATCGTGTTCCCGTCGTCCGGGCGTATCCGGCCGGTGGTGATCCAGGGCGGCGGCGACGCCACCATGCTCCTCGACGACATGCGCATCCTCCCCCTCGACGTCGAGGTGGAGCAGTCGACCCGGATGGACCCCGACATGCGGTATATCCATATCGACTATGTGGAGATTGAGCCGGGGCCGTTGGTCGCCCGGTCCGGCGACAACGACTCGTTGGTCTCCGAACCCATCGCCGACTTCACCATCTCCGACACCACCCCCGCCGTCGGGCAATGGGTCACCCTCACCGACACGTCTACCGGCCTCGGTGACGACTGGGATTGGACCATCGGCGGCGGCAACGAGGGCGCCAACTGGGTCGGCAAGTTCTACACGCAGGGGCCGCACAAGGTCCGGTGGACGTCCCGCGGCCAGAAGGGCATCAAACTACGGTTCGGCGGGTCCGGCGCCGGCTACCATTCCCGAACCCAGACGGTGCAGGTTCACGCGTGATGGGCCACCTCACCAAGCGCGGGTGGTCGACCAAGACACCGACCATCACCACCGCCGACGCGTTGGAGTTCAAGGACCGGTGTCGGGAGTCGCACACCGCGCGGTGGTCCGCGGACGTGACCCGGTGGGACGGGTCGGACGAGGTGACGTTGGCGACGGACATCCCGATCACCGGCGGCCGGTTGACGTTGGACGCCGGGGACCAGATTCGTCGACAACTCACCATCACCGTCGGCGGCGGCGACGAATGGGAGGCGACGGCGGCGAACGATCCCCTTCCACCGTGGGGCCAACGCATCCACCTGTATGTGCAGATCGACCGGGCCGGCGGCGGGTGGTTCCCCCGGTTGAAGATGTTCACCGGACCGATTCGGGAGAACGTGTTCGAGCGGCCGTCGCTCATCACCACCCTCACCTGCGCCGACCCCGGGTCCACGTTGCACGAATACCTCCACGTACGCCGGAAGGGGTACGGGGGTCAGACGTTGGTTGACGCCATCGACGCCATGATCGACGCCGCCCTCCCATCCGGCCTGTACGACGTCGAGGCGTCGGCGGGTGCGGTCGACGTGGACGTTAAGACGTTCGTGGCCGACGCCGGCCAATCCCGGCTAGAGGCGGCGAATGAGGTGGCCGGGAAGTGGGGGTACGAGGGGTTCTTCGACTGGGCCGGCGACGCCGTCATTCGTCGGGACCTCACCGACGACGACGATGCGACCTGGGACCCATCCGAGGCCGGGCCGGACATCGGGGACGTGGCCCGACCGGTCGCGGTGTTCGCCGACATGGAGCACGGGAACCTCGTCGGCACCACCGTGTCGTTGTCCCGCGAGGGTTCGGTGAACGGGGTCGCCGTCAACCTCGACGCCCTCCGCAAACCCAAGGACGACCCGGACACCCCGCTCCATTGGAACCACCTAGAGACCGCGGGCGGGTCGATCGCCTGGGGTGACGTGTTCGGCCGTATCCCGCTGGTCGAAACCAAGGACGTCGACAAGATCACCGACCCGTTGACGGACCGGCAGACCCAACGCGCCCGCAAGTTGCTGAAGCGTCGGCGCGGCATGGTCCAATTCGTCGACTTCGACGCCATCCCCTCGTATTGGGTCGAACCCGACGACCGGGTGACGGTGTCGATCAACGGGGCCGCGCCGGCGAACTACTACCTAGAGCGAATCGAGTTCGACCTGACCGGCGACGCCATGCGGTGCCGGACCCGGGTCCTAACCACCCCGAGTCTGACGTGAAGGCGACGCCACGCGCTCGGGACGCGTACCGGGTCCCCCGCACCCCGCTCGGGATGTTCTTCCCGATGGGTCAACCGTCGCCGTCGTTGCGGTACGTGGCGGGGAAGGTGACGGACACCGCGACCGACACCGCCACCGTCCTGATCAACGGCGAGGACGTGCCGGGGGTCGCCGTCCTCGGGGACATGCCCGACGTCGGGGACCTCGTCGACGTCTACCAACTCGACGACCTCCTCTACATCCCCGCGTCGTCCGGAATGGTCATCGTCCACCACGGCACCGACGGAACCGTCCTCCGCCCGTCGGCCACCTGGGTCCTATGGCTCGGCACCGCCGAACCGGTGAACGCCAAACCGTACGACGGATGGGAGGAGGCCGACATCTGATGCCCGTCGCCACCCTCGCCCTCAACGCGCCCAACCTCATCGCCGTCCAGACCACCGACATCCCCGGTGCGTCGCCGGAGGGTGGCGGGGTCACCCAGACCACGCCGCCGCACGTCACCGGGGTGTGGTCCACCGACGGGTTCCACCCGCCGGCGGAGGGTCCGTTCACCGACGAACTATTCGACGGCGACGACGACACCTACGCGGAACTATGGGGCGAGTCGGGGAACGCCGGGACGTTCGGCGACTATGTGGCGGTTGACGGGTTCCAGGCGTGGCCGACCGCCGACATCGACCCGATCCCGCCGTCCGACGAGGTCACCCGGATGTATGTCCGCGTCCGGCTCTCCTGCAACCTTTTCACCTCCCTCCCGTCCGGCCAATTCATCTTCCGGATCGGCGACGGGTTGTTCGACGACAGCGTGGAGGCGGGGTCGGTGTTCTTCCCCGCCATCATCGACGACGCGGACCGCGCCTGGTACACGTCCACCGACCTCGACGCCTCGTCGTCCGGCTACCCCCTCCCGGACCTGTACGAGTTGTTGATCGGCGGGCACATCATCTTCGTGTCGCAGGTCGGTTCGCTCCCCGGACTCGGGGCGCCCGTCTACAGCGTGTTCAAGGTTTACGAGGCGGTGTTGACGGTCGAATACGGGACCACCGTTTGCCTCCAGAACGCCGAACGGTCGTCGTGTGTCCAGATCAAGCACCCGGACGGAACCTGGGGCGTCATCCGGCTAGTCGGTGCGCCGTGACGACGAGGAAGGGATGAGGCCATGAGTTGCAGCGGCATCGAGACGACGGGGTCACCCCCGACCAACCTCACGACCATTCGGGGCGATTCGTTCGGGTTCAAGGTCCGGGTGTGGCAGGACCCCGACAAGACCGTTCCGTCGGACCTCACCGACGCCGTGGTCCGCGCCCAACTCCGCCTCACCCCCGACGCGCCGGACGTCGAGGCCGAGTTCGGGGTGACCATCACCGGGAACGAGATCGCCCTCGCCCTCCTCCCCACCGATACCGCGGTGTTGCCGGCCCGGTGCGTGTGGGACATCCAGATCGACTGGGACGGCGGCGGGACGTCGATCCAGACGATTGCGCACGGGGTCCTCACCGTCGGCCCGGACGTCACCCGGTAGGAGGCCGCCATGCCCGACACGTTCGACGCGGGACCACCCGACGAGGTGACGGTGGATGTCGTCGCCGACGTTCGCCCGACCGTCGACGTCATCGGGCAGGGTGCCGCCGCGGTCGAGGTGATCCTCGACGAAGTCATCTCGATCCCCGGCCCGGCCGGACCGACCGGGCCAACCGGGGACGCGGGTCCTACGGGGCCGGCGGGCGGCACCGGACCAACGGGACCACCGGGCGCCACGGGGCCGACAGGGGCCGCGTTGACGGGTCCCACGGGGCCATCGGGGGCGATCGGCCCCACCGGACCCACCGGTGCCGTCGGTCCCACCGGGGCCGTGTCGACGGTGCCCGGTCCCACCGGTGCCGCGGGACCCGCCGGGCCAACCGGTCCGGCGTCCACCATCCCCGGCCCGACCGGCGGCACCGGACCCACCGGCCCGCAGGGCGCGCGCGGGGCCGTCGGGCCGACCGGGGCGCAGGGCGACACGGGGGCGCCGGGGTTCCCCGGGCCGACCGGCCCCACCGGCCCCACCGGATCGGCCGGTGTCGGACCCACCGGCCCCACCGGGCCGCCGGGGTTGAGTAACGCGCTCTACACCGCAACGTGGACGTGGACGGTCAAGACGACGGACGCGAACACCGCCGGCCAGATCGGTGTCACCACCGGCACCTGGGCCGCCCCACAACTCAATGTCAACCAGCAGAAGGCCGATAACGCCGACGTCCTCCCCTACCTATCCCGGGTCGCCGTCGGCGACGAACTACGGGTGCAGATGAAGACCGACGCCACCCGGTTCGGTCACTACGTCGTCACCGGTCCCCCGGTCGATATGGGGACGTGGTGGAAGTTCCCGGTCGGGGTCCTCTACAGCAACGGGGCGGTGCCCGGCGGTAACGCGCCCACCGCCCTCACGATCATGGTGTCCGAGGGTTCGTTGGAGGGGCCGACGGGTCCCGCCGGGGCGACCGGTCCGACCGGTCCCGCGGGCGGTGTCGGACCCACCGGGGCGACCGGGGCGACCGGGGCGACCGGTGCCGTCGGACCGACCGGGCCGCCGGGTGCCGACGGTGCCGGCGGTGGCGCGGCGGCCGGTATCCGGTACGTGTGGGCCGGGCAACAGGACGGCGGCGGCACACCGGCCACCGACGTCGGGGTCCTCACCACGAACGACCTCGGCTCCGCCGTCCTGTGTTGGGCGTACGACGACGACGGCGGCGACAACACCTCGCTATTCGACGCCGCGAACGTCATCAACACCGGCACCCTCCAACTCACCGGCGCCGACGGGACCGTCATCGTCGAACCGATAACGAACGTCACCGTGTCCGGGAACGAGTACCAGTTCCACTTCGTCATCAACGTCCCGGGGGACCCGTGGCCGGTCGGCACCGACGTCTACCTCCTCTGGTCCCCCGGCGGCCCCACCGGGCCAACCGGCGCCACCGGTGCCCGGGGTGCGACCGGGCCGACGGGACCGTCCGGGCCGTCCGGACCGTCCGGGGCGACGGGACCCACCGGGACGGCCGGCACCGCCGGCACCGCCGGCGCCACGGGGCCGACGGGACCCACCGGCACCGGGGTTCTACTCCTCGACGCCGGGGCGTCCGTTCCGGGCGGGACACCCGCTAACACCGTGATCTTCGAGAAGGCGTGACGCCATGACACTCCTATGGATGGACGGCCTCAGCAACGCGGCCCTGATGCAAAAGCCGGAATGGGTCGCCGGCGACGGATGGTCGGGACAAACCGGCCGGGACGGTTCGGCGCAGGGCGCGGCGTCGACGCAGGGGTCCGGTGGCCGGGTCAAGACCGCGCTGTTCCCGTCGGCCGCCGCGACGTGCTTCTTCGGGGTCGCCATCAACGCCGGGGTGCAGGGTGTGGTGAACGGGGCGACCGTTCACCTCGGGTTCGTCCGGTCCCTCGCCATCGAACCGTGCATCAACCTCAACGCCTCCGGGTTCTGGGACCTACGCCTCAACAGCGGTGCCGGGACCGTCCTCGCCACCTCGTCCGGACACGCACCGGTGAACACCGGCGAATGGCATCACTACCAATTCAAGGTGATCTGCCACCCGTCCGCGGGAACGTTCCTGATGAAGATGGACGGGGTGACCGTCATCAACTACACCGGGCAAACCGCCCTCTCCGTCGCCGGGTCGGTGGAGGGTGTGCGGGTGCAGGTGTCGGGGACCACCGGCAACACGTACGACGACATGTGGGCGTGTGACGCCGTCGACGCCACGGCCACCCAGGGGCGACCCAACAACGACTTCCTCGGTGATCTCCGCATCGCCGCCCTCATCCCCACCGGTGACGGCGCGTCCGTCCAATGGACCCCGTCGACCGGGACCACACACGCCACCCTTGTCGACGAGGTGCCGCCGAACACCACCGACTTCGTGTCGTCGAACGTGGCGGGCCAACGGGACCTCTATAACGTCACCGACCTATCCGGGTCGGTGGTGTCCGTCTACGGCCTGCGGGTCGGCCACTACTCGCAGAAGACCGACGCCGGCGCCCGGTCCGTCAACCCGCTAGTCCGGGAACCCGACGCCACGGTGACGGTCCAGGCCACGCAGGCGTTGACGACCACCTACCTCCCGTATTGGGCGCCCACCCTCTACCTCAAACCACACGCCGGCGGGGTGTTCACGCCGTCCGACGTCAACGCCACACAGGTCGGGGTTGAACTCGTGTGACCGACGCCCGCGCCTCCGTTGTCCTCGCCGAATCCCTAGTCCTTCCGACCCCGGACGGCCGGGTCTCCGTCGCCCTCGCCGAAACCCTCGTCCTCCCCGTCCCCGATAGCCGGATATCGACCACGTTGGTTGAGGTCGCCTACCGTCTGACGCCGGCAACCGCCGCCACCGTCACCTATTGGGACGGGACGCGGCGGCGGCCGGCGCGGGTCCGGGGATGGTGGGACGGGTCGACCCTCCAAACCCTCAAACCCGTTACCGAATGGGTCGACGGCGCCGGCGCCCGACACCCGTTGCAGGGATGAGGTTCCGGTGAAGGTAGCGGTTCACACCATCGCCCTCAACGAGGCCGGGCACGTCGAACGGTGGGCGGCGTCCGCGGCCGACGCCGACCTCCTCGCCATCGCCGACACCGGGTCCACCGACGGAACCGCCGACGTGGCGGCCGACCACGGCGTCCGGGTGTCCCGGGTCCACGTCGACCCGTTCCGGTTCGACACGGCCCGTAACGCCGCCCTCGCGGCCCTCCCCGCCGACGTCGACGTCGTCGTGACCGTCGATATGGACGAGGTCCTCGTGGACGGGTGGCGGCCCGCGCTCGAGCGGGCGTACGCGGCGGCCCCGTTCGCCGCCCGATGGTCGTATGAGTACGTGTGGTCGTGGGTCGCGCCCGGGGTCCCCGATGTCCGGTTCACCGCCGACCGGTGCCACACCCGCGACGGGTGGCGGTGGCATGGCGCCGTCCACGAGGTCCTCACGCCCGCCGGGCCGTTGCGGACCCAACACGCGGTACCGGCCGGGTTCACCATCGAACACCACCCGGACGCCACGAAGTCACGGGCCGGATACCTCGCCCTCCTCGCCATCGCCGTCGACGAGGAACCGCACAACCCGCGGCAACGGTTCTACCTCGCCCGCGAACACTTCTACCGCGGCGACTGGAACGCCGCCCGGGACGGGTTCGTCGAATACCTCGCGATGCCCGAGGCGACGTGGCCGGCGGAACGGGCGGAGGCGTATCGGTACATCGCCGACATGGACCACGACCCCGAACGGTGGCTCCTCCACGCCATCGCCGAGGACCCGGGGCGGCGGGACGCCGTCGTCGACCTCGTCGACCTCTACCGGCACCACCACCGGGACGCCGAGGCGGCGGGGATGGCCGCCCGCGCCCTCCGGATCACCACCCGCCCCGGCGACTACATGACGACCGCCCGGGTGTGGGACGACGAACGGTTACGGGCGGTGGTGTCGTGACCCCCGTCCCCGACTCACCATTCGTCGACACCCCGTACGGTCGCCGCGGCCCGTACTGGTCATGTGACCGCGACGTCAACGGGAACGGCATCCACACCGGCGTCGACTACGGCGCTCCGGTCGGGACCCGGGTCGTCGCCGCCCGGCCCGGGACGTTGGTCCATTGCGACCACGGGTCGGCGTTCGGGAGCCACCAGGTCGAGGTTCGGTGCGACGACGGCACCCGCGACTTCTACGCCCACATGAGCGCGCGGGTCCCCGAGGGTCCGGTGCGCGCCGGCCACAAGGTCGGGGAGGTGGGCGCGGAGGGCAACGTGACCGGGCCGCACCTCCACTTCGAACGCCACGCCACCACGACGGGGCCGTGGTCGTGCGGGGTCGTCCGCGACCCCGCCCCGTCGATTCAATGGGAGGAGGACACGATGACCGAGGACGATTGGAACCGGCTCGAACACATCGTCGCCGTCGAGGTCGAGGCGGCGTGGCAGCGTCACATGACGGTCACCCCGCCGGGCACCGGGACGGACACCACGAAGCGGCGGGAACAGGTGCTGCGCGAGGTGTGGCAGAAGATCACGCGGGCGACGTAACCATGCCGACGTTCCGGCACGCGCACTCATCGTCGCTCTACTCCGCCTCCCCCGCATCGTTGGCGGCCCAGGTCGAACGGGCCGTCGAGGCCGACGACCCGAACGCCACCCTCCTCACGTTCACCGAGGTTGGGTCGACGGCGCGGACGGAGGTGTTGAAGGACGCGGACCCCGACGAATGGGCCGCCTGGGTGCCATCGGCCACCGACGTCGGGGTGATGTGGCGGAAGGGCCAATATTCGCCGGCGTGGAAGGGCGCGGAGAAACTAACGCCGAAGGTGTGGACGGACGGCCAGGGCCGGCAACACGAAACCTACTGCGGCTCCATCCTCCTCGTTCACAACGACACCGGCGCCACCGCGTTCGTGTCGGTGTGCCACCTACCGTCGAACGTGCAGAACGGGTGCGCGTTCGAGGGGAACAAACAGGCGGCGGCGTGGAAGGACGCGGTGGCCGGGTGGTCCGACCATTGGAACGCCGTCCGGAAGGCCAACCAGCCGAACGTCGCCCTCATCGTCGCCGACTGGAACATCGACTTCCACAAGTCTTGTTGGATGTCGTACGTCGGCGACGTGTTCCCCTCGATGTTCTGCACCTGGGGCGGTGACCGGGAACCACCGGACGGGAAGGGGACGCACGGCAACCGGTTGATCGACGCGACGTGGTCGACGGCGAAACCAACCAAGGCGGTGTTGTTGAAGGACGATGCATCGAGCGATCACCGGCCGTACGGCGAAGCGATCCCGTGGTGATGACGTTGACGACCGCCGACGCCCGCAACCTCGCCGTGATCGCCGTGATTGCCGTCGCGCCCCTCGCCATCACCCTCGTGATTGCCCTCCTCCGCGGCTACACCATCGACCTCCATATGACGCGGGACGTGAAGCGCGGCCGGCGGCGGCACACCCAGGACGACGACGAATAGCCGGCCTGTATAGACAGCGCGGGGGACCTTCGCCGAAGCGGTGGCGCGTATATACGCCCGGCCTCTAGGTTCTTCACATCGGCCCCGAACGGGGCCACCGGGAAGGAACACCACATGAACGTCACCATCGGCAACGGGGCCACCGTCCACATTGCGTACACCTTCGGCACCAAGGTCTCCGGGTCGTTGTGCAACCCGTACGCGTGGGAGCGGAGCCGGGTCCGGGTCACCGAGGCCGACGCCAACTGCCTCCGGTGCGAGAAGGCGACCCGCCGGGCCACCGAGGAGGCCCGCCGGGCCGCCGAAGTCGCCCGCTAACCAACCATCACACCGGGGCCGTCCACACGGGGCGGCCCCACCACCGGGAAGGAACGCACCATGACCGACAACACCATCGACCCGACCAAGATGGCCGGGTTCCGGTACGCCACGAAGCGCGCCGTCGTCCTCAACGGCGCCGAGGCCGGCCTCGACACCGACGGCGGCCCGTGGTCCACCCTTTGCCTCCGTCACGACGAGGTCGTGGCCCACGAGACCCGCAAGTTGGCCGGGTCGTGGGTCCACCACCCCGACGAGTGGTGCGAGGCGTGCGGGGCCGAACGGAAGGCCGAGCGTGCCGCGGAGAAGCGTGCCGCCGCCGCCGCCGCCCGCAAGGCCGCGAAGGCCGCGAAGTGACGGCCCGTTACCGCGCGACGGTCAACGTCGTCGTCCCCGTCGCCCTCAACCGCGTCAGCCAAACCGGCCGGTTCGCATGGGTCGACGGCGTCCACGCCACGATGGCGGCGAAGGTCGACCGCCACATGATCCTCGGCCGGTCGTCGTGGAACCCGACCGGGTCCCCGTCGGTGTTCGTCCTAACGTTCACGTACGACGCCGCCGGCGACGGCGAGGCGGTGTCGATCATTCACGATGCGGCCCGCGAGGCCGGGGTGTCGTATGACGCCGTCCGGGTCACCCGGGGCGCCGGCCGCCGAACCGTCACCGTCTGACCGACCACCACCACGACCCCGGGCCACCACGGTCCGGGGTCGTCGTGCTGTATAGACAGGCCCGACCGATTCCGGCGATTCGGTGGCGCGTGTATATACGGCCGGCTAGGTTTGTCCATGTCGAACCAAACCACCGGGAAGGAACCCACCATGTACGAGAGCCAGAAGATCGCCGCCATGACCGCCGGCGCCCCGCGCGCGCCCCGTTGCGAGCACCACACGTCGACCGCCGCCCGCGTCGACGGCGACACCATCGCGTCGGTGTGGGAGTGCGAGGAGTGCGGCCACCAGCGGCCGTTCACCGACGCCGACTACGCGTTCTGCAACACCCGCCCGTGGACGGCCGTCCGGTTCGGTGACCGGTTCCGGGCCGCCGCCGCCGCCAACGCCTGACCAACCACCCGCCGGCGCCCCACCCGGGGCGCCGGCCCCGAACGGGAAGGAACCCGACATGACACGCACCACCTACCGCACCCAGGCCGACGACCGGTTCACCTACCGGACCCGCGTCGGTTCCGGCGAATGGGCCGTACACGTCGAGAGCACCGTCCCCGAGGCGCGCACCCTCGTCGGATACGTCCGGAAGAACGGGTCCCGGCTCCGCGAACGGTCGTGGACGTGGACGACCGCGGACCGTTCGGCGGAGGGCAAGTCGGGGTCCCGCCGTTGGGCCGCCGAATCCCTGGCCCGTGCCGCCGGGCGGGCGTGATGGCGGCCAAGCCGCTCCGCGCCGTGCGGGTCCACGAGGACCTATGGGCGGCGGCGAAGGCCGAGGCGGAGGCCCGCGGCGAGACCGTCACCGACGCAATCACCCGGGCATTGATCCGGTACACCAAGACCCGCACCACCACCGGGAAGGACAACGAACGATGAGCGACACCACACCCACCACGTACCGGGTCGGCGACTACGTCAACGGCCACGGACTAACCCACCGCGGCTGGATACCCGGCCACGCCCAGGCGCCCGATGGTTCCCTCGTCCGCGTCGGCGACGTCCACAAGGGCTGGAAGTTGACGGCGGCGGGATGGCGGCCGGCCACCGCCTGGGAGCGGTTCGTGTCCGGCCTATGGTTCGGGGTCGGGTGGTGACCGGGTAACATCCCATCCCGTTGATGTTCCTTCCCGGACAACAACACGAACCGCCCCGGACCGGCTGCGCGCCGATCCGGGGCGGTTCCGGTTCCCGGCCGGACCAATCCCCCACCGTTGGCCGGCCGGGCCGTCTACGGGCCGCTATTCGTCGTCTAGGTGGGTGTGGTGCCCGTCGTCGTACGTCGCCCCACAATGTCGGCACTCGTAACACCCGCCGCACGGCAGAAGGCTGACCGCCCGCCCGCACGCGTGGCAATGGTGGTGCCGGGTCGCCGCCGTGTACGGCAACCCCCACCCCGAGCCGGCGTGGTCGAGACCGGACACGACGTCACGCGTCCCCCGCGGGTCGCGGCGGGGTCCGGTGCCCGGTCGCCCGGATGTGGGACGACAACCCCGTCGCGCCGTCGAACCGGTCCGCGCACACCGGGCACACGAACGCCGCATCGTCCTCCCGGCCGTACGCCGCCGACATCGTCTGCCCGTGCCGGTTCCGGAGGTGGGAACGCAACGACGACTTGTTCGCCGCCGTCGTCCCGCACGTCGGGCACACCACCCGGCCGTCGTCCGTCCCCTCGATCGGATATTCGACGGGCAACGGTCCCCGGGTCCCCGCGTCCGGCCGCGACGCCCGGGCCACCGACGTCGCCCGCGACCGGCGCTTCGGTGGCCGCGGAACCGCGCCCGTGTATTCGCGTCCGAGTTCGGCGAACCCGTCGACCATGTCCACGAGGGGTTTCGCGCACGATTCGCAAAGGTCGATCGTCACGAACCGGAACCCGCCGCCGTCGACCCGGGCCACCACGTCGAACGGACGACCCGGCACCTCCTCGTCCCGCTGCTGGTGGATGTCGCACAACGTCACGATCTTCTGGCTCATGATGCCGCCGCCTCCGTCGCCCCGAGGAACCGTTGAATGGCCTCCATGCGGAACATGTCGCGGTTGAGGTCCCCGACCGTCACACCTTTCGCCAGATACCCGTCCGGGTAGACGTATCGGTTGCTAACGACATGCCCGTGGTCGGTGAGCATCTGGACACGAATCGTCTTGCACGACGGGCACCGGAGGCGCCGGTCGTACACGGACGCCGTTCGGTCCCACGACACCGTCAGTGGTTTCCACTGGTGCCCGAGTTCACGGCAATGGAGTGTTCGGTCGGATAGGTCCCCGACGAATGTTTCGGCGGCTATCGGTTCGGCCATACGTTCCCTCCCGGAATGGGTTGTTGTTGGCGAACACCGTAGTAACCCCGTTGACGAACCACACGCTAACTCGCCGGATTCGTTCGGCGCCATCCCCGTCGAGGTGGGATTCCCAGATACGCACCCGCCCCGTTCGGGCGGGGTCCTATCACCGGTAATTCGACGGGTCGATTCGGGGGCGGGTGCGTAGCGGCCGGCTACGCACCTTCTGGGGCGTACAGGGCGGGTGCGTAGAATCCGTCAACCGAGTGTTGACGGTACGCACCGATTCGGGGGCGTGGTTACGCACGCGCCCACCCGGCCACGCGGGGATTCCGGGGGATGTTCCCACCTGCGGGTTTGCGTTGATAGCATGGCGTCACCGGCCACATATCTCCGGAGGCGGGCGCACCGGTTCGAATCCGGTCGGGGGCGCAATATGGCCCCTGACCTGCGGAAACACCGATCGGACGAGGCGCCCACCGGGACGGATTGCACGCTACGCACCCGCCCCGGCCAATCAAAGGGGTGCGTAGCCGGGTTGACATCCACTGCAATCCGGGAAGGACCGTTGGGCCATGACCGCTAGGAAACACACCGCCACCGCCACCGTTACACCGTTGAAGGACGCCCGCGCGGGCGCCACGCGGACCGGCGCCGGCCCCGTCACCAAGGGCCGGGAGAACATCGGGGCGATGCATCGTTCCGCGACCCGCGGAATCTACGAGGGCCATCTGACGAACGCCACGTCGTCGGCCGGCGACCTCTACTCCCGTCGAACGATCGAGGGTTACCTAGAGACCGTCGACGCGTTCGGTGACTACCTCACCCGGACCGGGTTCACCGGCGACTATGTCGACGTGACGGTCGACGAGGTCAACGGGTGGTTGGCCGCCTACCGTCGGTCACACACCCAGGGCGGGACGAACACGAAGGCCCGTCGGCTCCGGACGTTCTTCGGGTGGGTCGAGGCGACGTACGACGACCACGTCAACCCGTTCAGGTCCGGGAAGGTGGCGCGGTACAAGGCGTCGGAACCGCCGCCGTCCGCGTTGGGCGGTGACGTCGTCCACGACCTCCTCGCGACGTGCCGGGGGAAGGCGTACGAGGATGTCCGGGACACCGCCATCATCCGGATGTTGATGACCGGCGCCCGTCGGGCGGAGGTGTGCAACATGTGGGTCGAGGACCTGGACCTAGCCGGCCGCGGGGTCCGGTTGGGGGCGTTCAAGTCGGCGCGGGCGAAGGCCGGGGTGGTCCGGTTGGTCGACGGGGAGGAGCACCGGGCCGGCCGTTACATCCCGATCAACGACGACACCGTCCTCGCCCTCCAACGGTGGCTCCGGGTCCGCGCCGGCCACAAACTCGTCGACCGTCCCGATTCGGGGTGGATGTGGTACGGCACCCGGGGTCGGTCCCGGATGACCGGGTCCGGCATCCTCCGGATGGTGAAGCGTCGGGCGGCCGAGGCGGGGTACGACCCGGACACCATCGGGTGCCACGCGTTCCGGCACACCCGCGCCGACGAACTCCTCCGCGCCGATGTGGCCGAGGGTGACGTGATGGAGGTTCTCGGGTGGCGGGACCGGGAGATGGTCGACCGGTACGCCCGGAACCTGAAGAACGATCGTGCGGTGAACGCCATCCGCGCCCGCGGCCTCGCCTGACCCGGCCCACATCCGGCCCACATCCGGCCCCGAACCGACCCCGGTTCGGGGCCGGTTGTCTCGCGGAGCGGGACATGACTTGCATCTGGAGCAAACTCGTGGCGTCCACGCAATGACATAGCGGCGAACGCATGGTTAGCGTGTGCGACATCAGGTGAACGCCGACGCCGCGGGGAACCCACCCAGGCTTTCTGCCTCGTTCGTCGTCACAGAAGGCCCATCTCGGGATTAGACACCGGCACATCACCTACCCGGCCCGCGCCCCGGTGCGGGTTCGTCATGTCTCGGAGGTGTTGCGCGTGTCCCCACGATGGGTGATCGACGAGGCCGAACTGTTCCGGGCCGCCCGACCTCACGGGTGGGTGACCCTCTCCGACATCGCCGTCGGCCTCGACGTGTCGGCGTCGACGTTGTCCCGGGTCCTCAACCACCGATCGGTGCCCGGCCACGAACTCCTCGCCCGGATGGCGGTGGTGTTCGGGGAGGCGGGGTTCGCCGCCATCGCACACGCGGTCGACGACGAGGTGACGGCGTGAACGCCGCGGAACGGGCGCGTGTGGCGTCCAACGAGCGCTGGGCGCGCCCCGGTGCCCGGGAACGCCAATCGGCCGCGCTACGGGCCGCAAACCGGCGCCGTGCCGAACGGGCCGTCGACCCCGACGGGGTGATGTCCCCCGACGAACTCGACGCCGCCGTCGCCAACTACTACCGGGCGCGGATGGCCCGGGTCCGGTCCGGGGAGAAGGCGTCCACCCGATACGAACCCGACGGGTTGAACCCGCCCGGGGTGCAGTTGACGTTGCCCGATGACGATGACGACGACGAGGTGGCGTGGTGACCTCCCGGCTCGTCGTCACCGGTGGCCGGTTCCACCGCTACGCCCTCGACGGTGAACGGGTCCCCGGGGTGACGTCGGTAACGGGCGCGTTGGCGAAGGACGCGCTGGCGCCGGCCGCCGCGAAGGAGACGGCGATGTGGTGCGCCACGCACGCCGCCGAACTCGACATGCTCGGCCAGCCGGCGTGGATCACGACGGCGAAGGGCCATTACCGGACGGTGTGGAACCATTCGGCCCTCGTCGGCACCCAGGTTCACTCGATCGCCGAACGCCTCGTCTACGGCCAACCGGTCGACACCGCGGACCCGGACACCGGGGAGGTGTACGAGGACGACGTGGTGCGGATGGGTGAACAGACCGCCCGCTTTATGGACGCCTGGGACGTCACCCCCGACACCGCCCTCGTCGAGGTGCCGGTGTTCAACGACGAACACCGCTACGCCGGCCGGCCCGACCTCATCGCCACCCTTCGGGGCGGTGACCGGTGGCTCATCGACTACAAGACCGGTGCGTCCGGGGTGTACCCCGAGACCGCGTTGCAGGCGACCGGGTACGCCCGGGCCACGCATGTCCAGATCGGTGACCGGGACCTCCTCATGCCGCCCATCCAGCGGTGTGCCGCGCTATGGGTTCGCCCGGACGCCTGGGAGTTGTTGCCGTTGAAGTCCGATGGGTTCCAGTGGTCGACGTTCCTCCACGCCATCGAGGTCTGGCGGTGGGGCCAACTCAACCGTGACGACGTCGTCGGCGCCCCGTACCCCGTCCCCGCCACCGCCGCCTAGGAAGGAACACCGGACCCGTGTCCATTCACGTCGACCACTTCACCCACGACCACGCCCTCGTCGTCCACGCCGCGTACGCCATGCGGACCGAGCAGCCGATGTACGCCGACACGTTGCTCCGTGAGGCCCGGGACCCGTTGCACGCCGCCGTCGAGTTGGTCGGGATGCTCATGGCCGAACGGGCCGAGGCGTTGAAGGGCGACGCGGAATGAGCGCGCCGGCCGTCGTCCCCGACTGGTACCTCGCCGGCACCCTCCGCGGTATCGCCACGATCATCCGGGACGGGTGGGCGCGCGGTGTCGACATCGACGACGACCACATCGTCCGCGCATGGCACGCGTACATGGCGGCGGGGCCGGGACCGGAGACCGACGAATGACCACCGACCTCGCCATCGTCGACGACCGCAACGTCCTCGCGCCCGGGATCGACGTCACCGCCTGGACCGACGCCCTCATCATGGCCGCCCGGATCGCCGACCGGGTCGCCGACACCGAGTTCGTGCCGGCCGCGATGCGCGGCAAACCCGACGTTGTCGCCGCCGCGATCATGTACGGCGCCGAGGTCGGGGTGGGACCTATGCAGGCCCTGGCCGGCCTCCACATCGTCGAGGGCCGGCCACAACCATCCGCGGAACTCATGCGCGCCATGATCCTCCGGGCCGGGCACACGTTCACGGTTCACGAGATGAGCGGCACCCGGGTACGCGTCTCCGGCCTTCGGCGGGGTGAACCGGAGTCGGAGCGGTTCCCGGTCGAATGGACGATTGACATGGCCCGGGCCGCCGGCCTCCTCAACAAGAACAACTGGCGCAACTACCCCCGTGCCATGCTCCTCGCCCGGGCCACCGGTGACCTCGCCCGGGCGAAGTTCCCCGACGTCGTCAAGGGCCTCGGCTACGTCGCCGAGGACGTGTCGGCGGGTGACCTCGACGGGTGGGCTCTATCCCCCGGCCCGCCCGTTGAGGAACCGGCGCCCCGGAAGCGTCTGCAACGACGGAAGGCGGCGACGGTTACGCCGCCCGAACCGGCGCCCGAACCGGAACCGGCCGCCCCGGCCACACCCGACGTACGGGACGGGGGCGACGCCGGTGGGGAAGCGACCCGGCCCCGTCCCGTACCCGAACCCGTCGACACACCGGACGAGATTCGTCGGCGGTACGACGAACTCGCCCGCGCCGACGACGACGGGCCGGTGGTCGACAACGGCCCCACCGTCGACGACGTCCCGCTACCCGACCTAGAACCCGAGGCGCCGACGGACGAACCGCCCGCGGTCGGGCCGCGCATGATCGGCCCGGGCCAGTTGAAGGCCGTCCAGGCCGCCCTCACCGCCGAACTAGGCACCGTCGCTACCCGCGAGGAGAAGCACGCCATGCTCGCCGGCATCCTCGACCACCCCGTCGAATCAACCAAGGACCTGACCCGCGACGAAGCGTTCCGGGTCCTCGACGTCATCGGCCGCATCCAGGACGGCTCGATGCGGTGGACCCCCGACCTCGCCACCGGCGCAATCACGATCACCGACGTACGCCAACCACCACCGGAACAGGAGGGACCAGATGACGAAGCCTAGGAAGGTGGGCACCCGCCGCCTTCACATCCCGATCACCCAGGAAGTCATCAATAACGCCGTTGCCCGGGACTCGGCCCATTGTGTCGTCGCCGACGCCATCCGGGCCGCGATCCCCGAGGCCCTGCGGGTGACCGTCGACCTCCAAACGATCCGATGGACGTTGCCCGACGGGACCCGTGTCGTCTACCTCACCCCGGCGCCCGAACAGGCCCTCCTCGTCAACTTCGACCAGGGTGTCGTCCCCGACCCCCGCGACATGTACCTCAACCACCCGATCCAACGGGTGCCACCGCGGCCACGTCACAGCGTCACGCCGGCCGTGGCGACGGTGACGACGAAGAAGGACGGCCACGGCGCCGGCGGCCAGGTGACGACGGTGGAGGTCGAGGGCGGCCGGCTCCCGCCCACCGCCGCCCTTTCGAACACCCGCGGACGACGTCGCTCCTTCGGCCTCCGTTCGTTGCGCGCATAGGCGCCCGTGCGGTGCCATGCGCGACGTTTGGGACGACGGGCCGACGGTGTGGGACGAACCGGCCCTGCCGTACGCCGGCACGTCCGGGTGGTCCGGAACCGATACGTCACGGGACCGGGCCATCCGGCGGGACGGGGACGGGTCCACCGCCAACCTCCAAACCCGCCTCGTCGTCCTCGTCGCCCAAACCGGCCCCGACGGTCTCACCGTCGCCGACGCCCGCCGAATCCTCTACCCCGACCACCACGGGTCGATATCCGGCGCCCTCTCCAACCTCCACGCCGTCGGCCGGATCGCCCGCCTAGAGGGCCGGCGTGACGGTTGCCATCCATATGTCCTCCCCCAATACGTCCACGGGCGCCGGACCGAACAACAAGGACGGGATGAGATGCCGAACGCGAACCGCCGGGCCGGTGACTACCTAGAACGGCAAACCAAGGCCGCGTTGGCCGCCCAGGGGTGGTGGGTGATCCGGGCCGCCGGGTCGTTCGGCGAGGCCGACATCGTCGCCCTCCGGACCGGTATGGCGTCCATGCTCATCTCATGCAAGGTTGACGGCCGGATCGG